GTACCAACGGTGTTACCAATGCTCTTAAAGCAGTTAGCAACGTCAGCATCAATGCTGGATGCCAATTGGCTAATACGAGGCTTCAACACACGCTCTGCGAAATCATCCAATTGCATGGTCAATTCAGCAGATGTGAAGTTCACGCCGATGTGCTTTTGAGAAGCAACGCTCAAAGTGGTGAACTGTTCGTTGTCATCTTGCACTTGCAAGGCTGCACCGTCAGTTACCAGAGCGCGGTCGGGCAAACGGATACGCAATGTAGAACCGATTTTTGCGCCTTCAACAGCAAAGCTGTCATCGTACTGGCGGTTCACGTTACGGGTGATCACCAAATTGTTCTCAAGAATTTCGAGAGCCTTACGGGTGATCATGTCAATGGTTAAGATGCTATTAGACATTTTGGTCCTTTAAAAAAATTAGCGGTTGCGCTGCGCTTCCCACTTCTTTGTCTGTCGTAAGCGTTCAGCTTCAATCCACTGCGAAGTTGTCATGCTCTTGATAGAGCGCGGGTCCGTAGTGTCTAAGGCTGGTGAACCAGTGGTTCTTGCTGTAACAGGCGAAATCGGTGCTGGTGCAGAAGTCGTTTTTTTAATTGGCGGGTTATCAGCTAACTTAGCCTCAATCTTGCCAATCTCTTTTGCTTGCATGAAAGGCGATAAACGAGAAATACGTTCCGCATCCTTTGGGTTGGTTCCGAGATAGTAAGCTAACTCAGGGCCAATTTCTGAATGTTGAATCGTCTCTGCCATCACGTTTGTAATCGGTAGGTTAGGGTTATATGCAACTTGTTCAAAGTCATCATATTTATCCCGCGCCATCTCTTCACGCTCTTGATAGCTCTCTAGAACTTGCGACTGTTGCTTTGCGGCTTCCCGTTGCTGGACTAGCTTATCTGCCTCTAAACGGATGAACTCCGCATAGTCATTAGGAGATTGAAACTGGTCTGGCGTTGGAATCTCACTTGGCACGACTTGTCTTTCAACAGATCGTTGCGCTTGTTCACGTTCCCACTTACGTTGCTCTCTTGCGAGGCGTTTGCCAATCATTGCATCAATATCAGCTTGCGAGTATTTCTTTTCCTCAACAGACTGATCGGTGCTTTCATCAGCAACTACCGACTTTTGTTCTACATTCTCAGGAGTGGTCGTCACTTCAGGAGATGGCGCGGAGTCAACTTCCGCTAGGTTTTGGACTTCTTCAGTCATTTTTGAATCCTAAGATTCCCTGATGTTCTGCACCAGTACAGTTTGTGTGCATTATGCACTTAATGCGGCAACTTTGTCTTGGAAAGTTTTAATACGGGCATCAAGCGCAGATTGATCTGCTGCCAACTTAGCTGCCAATGCAGTCAGGTTAGTTTGAGTTTGTTCTAGAACAGCATTACGCGCTTCAACGGTTTTTTCGCGGCTAGTCAATGTAGCTTCGCGCGTTTTGCTTGATGCACCAAAGGCTTTTACTTGGTCATCTAATGATTTTTCAAAGGCTTCAAGTTCTGCCATTTTGATTTTAGTGGCTTCTGCTTCTGCTTCTGCTTTTGCCAAAATAGCGGCGGCTTCGGCTTGTGCAGATTTAAGCTGGGCGGCGGCGGCGGCTCGGTCTGTTAATGTGTCTTGAACAGCAGACAATGCGCCTTGGCGAATTGCCAATTCATCACGCAAAGCCGCCATGTTTGCTAGGTCAACAGGCAATTGCTTAGTAAAATACTCAACGTAGTTCAATGCTGGCGCGTCATTAGAGATGTTCATGTTTTCACCTTATGAGTAGTAGGTAATATTGAGCTTTGCGCCTGCTGTTTGCTCAATAAAACGAATTTGCGATAAGTCACCGTCATACTGCAAAGTGACACCAGCAGCCAATGGCATACCAACCGATGTGGTAGGAGCAACACCATCATCACGCCAACGCACAGCTTGTGTTTCGGGTGTAATGATTGCAATGCTAGGAGTACCAGACAAACCGCTTTGATTTCTTTGTGGGACGGTCAACGCAGTTGAAGAACTCAAGCTAGTGATCTGCTGATACCCCATCGTAGAGGTAATTGCTTTTAGGTTGATAGCCATTAAAATCTCCTTCTTTCGGTAAATGACCGAAGTTTAACCAACAATTGTTCACTAACAACAACAGGCTCGCCGTCAAAAGTGATTATCGCATCCTGACCCGTCAAAGTATACAGCCCGTAACCGCCAGACAAGACCTTGTTTCGTAAAAGTGTAGCAGATTGGCCTGTCACAGCATAGGTTCCGTTGTCTGCCGAGATTGTGTAATTCCCGCCAGGAGGAGCAGTAAGTATCCATCCTGAAGTAGCGCCGTCTTTTATTGAGTGAGTTCCTGCGTACCATGCAGCGCCTCCAATAGCATCTGAATGATTAATATTTAAGTAATCTGAACTTACAATTCCGCTTGCTTTTGAGAGAGAAAAACTAGCTGAACCATCAGATGAGTCCAGAGTTACTAGATTTCCAGCTGTTCCGTTTACATTCCAGTTTGTAAATGTATTGGTCGTATTATATTCAAAATAAATGCTTACAGGCGTTACAGTATTAGTAATATTTGTAAATGTATTTGAGCCGTTTATTCCTATAGAAGAAGAAATTTCTAATGTGCAATTGTATATGCGACCACCGCCATTAAAAGTAGGGCTAGAACCCCCTGCTACAATTTTTCCTGCGCTAGACCCCTGAGTTGTAGTCAACCCACTAAAAGAAGCCTCAAAACCCGCCGTAAATTGTAATGTGCCACCATTAAAAGTTAAATTTGGCGACCCGTTTGCCTCAAAGTATGCAGAACTAGCCGTGTAACCATTTAAATTCAAAGTGCTGTCATTTAAAGTTAAATAGTTACCAGCAGTCAAATTACCGACAATACGGACAGTAGTGTTTACATTAGATATAGTAATATTTACGGGAAATGTTATTCCAGCCGATGTTATAGTTTGTGTTTGGCGACCCGCAAAAGTTAGAGTTGATGCGCCAGTTATAGTTGTGCTAGTACCGTTAGTCCAATTGCCATAAATTGCTGGTTGAGTTGAACCCATTGCTAACGTCATATTGTTAGTTATTACACCAACTGGCGTTCTCAATGACATATCTATTGTACCAATATTGTAGTTGGCGCTAATAGTTACCGTTGCACCCGATGTGGGGTTTGGGCTTGCTTGGAATACGGCTGTATCTTGAGCTAGTGGGAATTGAGTAGAGTCTGCCAAGCCTCCAGGGGTGGACACCCAAGCATTGTCCGACCAATTTCCAGTAACTGTGTTAGCATAATAAACAGTTTTTGGGGCATCAAAAGTAATGCCGCTATTTCCTTTACAGTCTCCTAGTCTTATTCCAGATAGCGTAGTTCCCGTTATAGCAATATCTCTAAAATCAACGTTGTCTAGTAAAGAGCCGCTTGTCATTGCTATCGAACGCTGAGTACCAATAGAATTAGAGCGAAGCATTATACGATTAGCGCTGAGGTCCGAGTTAGAGCTGCCTAGTTCAAACTTGTTGATTGTTTGATTTGCGTTAAAAATAAAATTAGAAATATTAGAAGAAGAGTTAATTGATCTTAAAATGTTAATTGTATTTGAACTTGAAAAGGTTGTATTAGTGTTATTAGCAGTAATAGTTAACCGATTGAATGTATTTGCGCCGCTAAATGATACGATTGTTGCAGAATATATAGTTAAATCATAAAATGTAACAGATTCACTATTATTAAAGATATTAGCGTTTGTCAAATTTATTGAGGAAGTTCCCGCATTAAATGTAAGATTTCCACCAGAAAGTACAAGGGCGCTACTTGTTGCGCTTAATATAATAGTTGAATTATTTAAATTTAAAGTTCGTGTAATACTGCTATTAGAAAGAAGACTTCCAGCAGTAACAGCATAGCCTCCAGTATCAAATGTTCCATAAAGATGTGAAATAGTGCCACTTCCACAATCTAATGCGCTACCTAATGTCCAACCACCGCCAGAACCGGTAAAGGTAACACCTCCTGTAAGCGTTTTTCCGTTGGTTGTTATAGTTTTACCAGTTGTGGTGGCGGCAAATGTTGTTGTGCCTGTATAGGTACGAGTAAAATTAGTAGCTTGAAATGTAAGACTTCCTGATACTGTCAAACCAATACTTGTACCTGCAAGGGTCATTGTTCCATCAAGACCTGACGCTGTGAAGTTGTTACAGACCCTTGGCGAATTTGACATTGTTACTGTAAATGCGCCCGTCCCTACGTTTGAGTTAGCATCAAAGAATACGTTATCTGCGGCAGTAGGAACAGATGCGCCAGTAGCCCCGCCTGATGTTGCAGACCATCTTGCAGTGCTTGTTGAACTCCAAGTACCTGTTCCGCCAACCCAATACCTATCAGCCATGCTTACTCCTCAGATGGCGTAACGTCAGTTACTTCAACATCAATAACATCAAATGGCGTAGTTACTGCGGCAATCCAGTTGTCTAGTCGCTGTTGCTTCATAGCTTCAATCTCAGCGTCTGTGAGTGTGTGGTCATCAGGAAAAACAATAGCATCAGCAAACTTGCCGTACTGTGTATCAAATGAGAAATCAATCTTCATGTTGCTTGGAAGACACCGTTAGTGCCGTCTAAAGTTACAGTAACTGTTTCGCCTGCCGCTACAGCTTGGCTTGAGCCGTAATCCCAATACGCCACGTTTGTGCTAGTGGTTGAGTCGGTCAAAATTGCGTACTGAAACGTAAAACCAGCGCCAGAAGCTGTCCATACAGTAGGGCTTGCCAACACCAACTTAAACGTACCGCCAGTTTGGGATGCGCTTGTTGTGCTGGCAGCATTACCGCCAGTGGTGTAGCCGTTACCGTTTGCAACTTCTGTGATCGTGCCTGCGGCTTGGTTTACCGCTGTGGCTAACTTGATCACCCATGAATCTGAGCCTGAATTGATGCCTTCAAATAAGCTCTCAATTGCAGGCTGAAATTTGTTATAGGTTGCCATGATAATCCTTATGCCAAGAAGCGAAGTTTGTACAAGGTTGTCAAATACAACTCAACAATGTTGTCAATCAACTGTTGCAACGAAGAGTCTTCTTTGTCGCAAATTTCATAGCGACCTTTTTCTATCTCATCAAGTTGACCTTGTAGAAACTCAATGATGTTGGCGGTCTTCTTGGTTGCAGGGATTGCTATGCCACCAATTAGGCCGTGTCGCCCTTGGTAGGCTTCTGCAAATGCGTCAGCATGGTCAATGATTTTGTCGTAAAACGTGTTCAAAGCCATGTGCTTAGAAAAGCTACGAGTGTTCAAGTGAACGGAATGAGCCACATTGCGACCCAAGAAAAGAAGACCTAAAAATTGCGAAGCGTTCATTGTGGGATTCCTTGTTCTGGCAACATTCCTTGTTGCATTTCTTGGGGCATTTCTTGTGGCATTTCTTCCATGCCAACATCAATGTCTTGGCTTGGCATATCTGCCATCAAGTCGCCCGATGTGATCATTCCGTGAACCGTACCCAAAACAATATCTTGGATTTGGTCTGGCGACATACTTGCCTGCACAACCGCAAGGCGCTTAGTCTCTGCTTCAAATGCTTTGACTTGCGCTTCGTAGTCTTTGCGTTGCATTTCTTGAACTTCAATAGACTTACCAACATGGTTAATCATTGAGTGCATGGCTTCCATCTCTTGACCCATTGCCTGAATTTGTTGTTCAGCCGCTTGCAATTCAGGAGACTTGTCGTTACTAGCAAGAATCTGTGGGTCAATTGTCTTCTTGAAGCGTTCAGACATTTCTTGTGCGCCAGGCCAATCCATGTTCTTGACGAACAGATCACCCGCCACAGTCCACAGTTGGGGATTACCCTGAAGCAGTTGAGCCATAGCTTCCAATGCTTCTTGGCGTTTAGTAGCGTAGCCTGGCCCTGTTGTCGCCACGACATCGTACTTACCAACGCTAGGGTTGTAGATTTTCTCAATCACAACGCCCATTTCATCCACAATTTTCTTAACTGGCTCTTGTTGGTCAGGGTTGATCTTTGCCATCTTTGTTTCGCCATCCTCACCGATCACACGCGCAATGCGCTCTGTGTCGTAGATTTTGGGAATCAAGTCAATCAACTGACGGGCAATGTGACGAACGCCACGGGCTAAGTTGTCACCATAATGGTATGTTCCAACATCACCTTCACGCTGACGCGCAAGGATAGCTCTACCAGAACGCTCATTTGACCCCATGCCCAACGAGGCGTTGTATTGACCCGTTGTGGATTTGATGTCTTCCGATGCACCAGCCTTGGCTTGAAGCAGACCGCTAGAAGCCATTGGCGGTTGTGCGCGTTGTGGCAAGGGCAGCACAGCGCCTTGACCATCGGTAACGTCAGGGTTTACCTCTAGGTAAGGCCAGTTGTTGGTGTTGGCTGTCTTCCACTTTTCTTCATAGCCTTCAAACTGACCGCCATAACCAATGAACGGAGCTTTGGGCGCAAGAGCCAGCATCTCTGCTTCTTGAGAAACCCAGTAGTTGTACATACGTTGGGCATCTTTGGCGTTACGCACCAAACCCGAAACGTACAAACGCCCGTCAACTTCAAATTCGTTTCCTACGATACGAACGACAGGAATCCACTTACCCGCCCATTCTGCTTCTTCAAGAATTTCATATCCGTTGATCTTGCAATATTTGACTTTGGGGTCTTGAACAATACGCTTGTTCTTAGGTTTACCGTACAAGACTTTGAGTTGCTTGTCTTCCATTGAGCCTTCAAAGGCAGTAATGTTGCCTGGGTACAGGTTCAATGTGCGCTTTTCGTAGTCAACGTAGTAGTAATCAGCGATACGGATGGTGTTTTCATTCAACCAGTTACTGATTGACTGATCACCCACCCCCAAGGATTGCAAAGTAGAAATCGGTGCTGAATTGGGATATTCACGCTCATACTGCGCTTTGGGGATGTCCTCAGTAATAAAGCACCACTTAGCGTCTGCGCCAGTTGGGTCTTGAATCAGCGGGTCCATGTAGACCGAGAAAGAATTACGAATCCGACCAATCTTGATGTCTTGATTGAACGAAGCAGGGTCGCAATACTCAGTCAAGATGCGGATATAGCCCTCACCATAGGCAACTTGGTTCTCGCAAGCTGTGTCATACGCCACATCAGCGTCAGAAATGTACTCAATATGGCGAATCATGCCGTTGAAAATATCGGCAACCTCAACGTCAGCGTTATCGTCAACGGGAATGACTTTAGCGCCTGGTCGGTTCTGCCGCTGATCATTCGTCACTTGGCGAACGTGTTGGGGCAGTTTGTTAATGGTCAAACAAGGTCGAGCATTGATGGTTTGGCCTTGAACCGCACCGCGAGTGGCTAAAACGTCAGCAGGCCATTGCCATTGGTTGTCTGGTGAACCAGCATAAAAGCGCAGATCGTCAATTTCGTCTTCACGGCTTTCGGATAGAGCAGAGATTGCTTGGTCTAGGCGGCTACGCGCTGTTGCCAAGACATCGGATGAACTATTGGCTTTGCCGCCGCCGTTAGATACCGCGCCTGCGGCGGCAATTCCTGTGTAATCAGCCATGTTCTAAAACTCCAGTTACATGAGGCTCACGCATAACAAGATATTGCTTGTTCTCATGTTTAAATTCTTGTGCAACGCCAAAATACAGATGGTCGCCCACTTTAATGTCTTTGCAGTCAGGGCCAATGGCTACGACAACGCCTGTTTCCATTGGGTCGCCAGCGGGAAGCACAAATAACTCATGCTTTTCTACATCGCGCTCAATGATAACGCAGTCTTTTAGTGCTTTAAGGGTCATTTTTTCTTGGCGGCTTCCCGCTTTACTGCATACGCAATTGCGACACTTTGCTTGACAGGTTTGCCAGCCTTGATCTCAGCTTTCACATTTGATTTGAATGCTTCTTTGCTTGGTGATTTTTTCAAAGGCATATTATTTTTTCTTTGCTGTTTTGGCAGATTCTTTGAATGCTTTGGCGGTAGGAGCGCCAGCAGTGCCAGGCTTTCTCATCTTCTCTTTACTGCTAGCAGCAATGCGCTCTTGTTTAGCGTGAATATTTGCGTACAAACCTTGTTTTGTTGCCATGTTAAGCCCCCATCCAACCACTAGATACCGCACTGCGTTCAGTCACAATGCGCCGAGCCACTTCTGTGTACGAACGATGCGCCACAGGGAAAGCAAACGTCACAGCGATTGCATCCGCTGCGTCAGGAGAAGCCAAGCCACGAGCCTTCATCTCTTTTTTGCCTTCCAAAAATATAGTCCCAGACGAGTTAGGCTTCTTTGTCGGACCCGTCAGGTCTGCCTTCAACTGTCTGTCTTGCGGAATACTAGCAGATTTTAGCCAGTTCCTCATGTCGTTCCACATCTCAGCGCGTTTATTTCCAAAGGCTTGTGGCTGTTTTGCCTTGTTTCCAAAGTTCACGCCCCTTACTTTGTATCGCTGTTCGTTCAGTCGATCTAATATCCCGTAACCCAAGCCACCCTCATCAATGACCGTCAGGGTAGGTTTGAATTCTTCAATGGCATCAATGACGCGACCCACAATCTCCATTGTGTCTTCGCCCTTATATCGCTTGATCGCCACAATATCTCTGCCTTGTCTGACAGCAATGACCGTAGAGTCAGCACCACCCCTTGCAGGGTCAACCCCCACCACGATTGGGGCGGTTAGGTCTTTCCATTTGGGGCGTTTCATTGCGTCATCCACAATCATTGGGGAGATAAACTGGTCTTCACCCGCAGATGGGAACTCTCCGTAGACTTCAACCTTGGCTTGGCTTGAATCTTCTCCGTATTCAGCAATGATTTGCTCATAAATTGATTTGTCTGTGTCCTCAACAGTCCGAGCGTCAACGATTTTTGATGTCCAAAAGTCCCGTTTAGCGTGAAAGCACTCAAAGAAGTAGCCTTCGTTCCTACGAGGGTTGGAAAACGCAAACCAATAGCGGTCTGGTGTGTTTTCTGTAAAGAATCCCGCGCCAACTTCCCAGATTGGGTTAGGAATACCGCTAGATTCGTCAAAAATGAGCATCATGCCGTCTTGGTTGTGTACACCAGCGTAAGAATCAGGGTTTTCCGCGCTCCACAACTTGCCTTCACACGCCCAATAACGCGTACCTTTCTTCAAATCACGCTCTACAAGGTCAGTCAGCCACTTAGCAGGGATTAACTTTGTCGCTGAAACCTCCCACCAATGACTATTGATGAGCATAGCTGTCCATTTTGTCAATTCAGCC